CGGAGGGAAGCGCGGCAGCAAGGCAAGTACTTTACGATTCTTACAAAGTGAGAACTGCACGAGGTATCCACTTATATACTCGCTGCACAAGTGAAATCAAGAACCTTCACTTTGGCAAGATCGACGTCAAAGGAAGGGGTGGGTTAGTAACTCTTCCTGGCTCCATTCACCCCAGTGGAGCTATCTATACCGAGTATCAAGTTGGGGAGTTTCCGATATGGTCGAAGTTGGAAGAGATTTTTCCAAAAGAAACGCTGAAACTCATGGAGAGAGTTGAGGTGCCACGTAAGATGTTGATAGACAGAGACATCATCGAATATTCCACTGCTCAGGTCCTTGACATGGAAGTGAGTGTGAATGTTGAAGAAGTGAAGAGATCTCACAGGATTGAAGATTACATTAGCGATATCACCTTCACTGGCGATCATTGGGGCGTGGCAAAATGTCCATTTCACGAGGATGCAAACCCGAGCTTCTGGGTAGATACTGAGCGGCAGTTATGCGGGTGTTTTAGCGGATGTACGGCGAAACCGCTTGATGTGATCAACTTATATTCGAGGCTAAATGGGCTGAGTAATGAAGATGCAATCAGGGAGTTGAGTAATAAATGAGAAAATCAATGCGAACCAATTGATTTTGAGAAAACAATTGATGAGTAATAATTCGTCCAGAACAATGACCAGGCAAGATATTGAGCTTGAGTTATGCCGTCAATTGGACGATGAAGCATTGAGATTACTTACCTTAGCATTAAAAGGTGTTATTGATGGACCGGCTGGTTATGGATCAGTAGAGATATTAATCTCAGATCGAAGGGTTACTTATGTGAATTTCAGCACGCGGATGAAGGCAACCCGAGAATAACTTGAAAAGAACCTTATTGTGTGTTAAACTAAAGCAAACTGAATATTGTTACTTTTGTAACTCATGAGGAATTTGACCCGGAGTTTTAGTCTTATTTGACTATGACTTCGGGTTTCTTTGTTTGTATCGAGGCTACGAGTAGGCCTCAGAACAGGAATTGATTAGGGAATCTACTATGGCAGTTCGAGATCCAAAAACTGGAAGGTTTGTAAAGGGTTTTAGCGGTAATCCAGGGGGCCGACCAAAGGGGATTACGGCGCTACTTGATGATGTGATCTCAGATGAGGATTGGCAGAAGTTTATAAAAGTGCTCACAAAGTTGGCAGCGAGTGGCAATCTGAAGGCGATGGAAATGTTATTTGATCGCCGTTGGGGAAAGCCAACGCAGTCAATTGAGGCCGGTGACAAGAGCGGTCTGAAGATCAGCGTAACATTGAATGGGAAGTCGGATACTGAGTAATGTATTCTGGTGATGTGGAAGTTTCAATTGACCCCAAGGTATTCAACCCGGTGTATTTACCGTATTTGGAAAACAATGCAAGGACGCAGATATTCTTTGGTGGATCGAGTTCAGGGAAATCAGTGTTTCTCGCTCAACGGGATATTCTCGATCTTATGAAGGGCGGGCGGAATTTCCTCGTTTGCCGGCAAGTGGGACGAACGCTGCGAGGATCTGTGGTGGAAGAAATGAAAAAGGTAATCAGGGAGTGGGGCTTGAGTGACCTGTTCGACATCAACAAAACGGACGGAACGATCACGTGTGGGAATGGCTACCAGATCGTATTCTCTGGCCTGGATGATGTGGAAAAGCTGAAGTCGATCACGCCGCAAAAGGGAGTGTTTACAGACGCGCGCATTGAGGAGGCTACTGAGTGCGAAAAGGATGCTGTAAAGCAGATCCTGAAGCGGCAACGTGGCGGGGATCCAAGGATTGCCAAACGAATGACACTATCTTTCAACCCGATCCTGCAGAGCCATTGGATCTACGAGGAATATTTCAAGGGGATTGCCTGGGCAGATGACCAGAAACGATACCAGGGTGACAACCTAAGCATTCTCAAGACGACTTATAAAGACAATAAGTTTCTAACTCCTGATGACATTGCGGACTTGGAAAATGAGAGTGACTCATATTATTACAATGTATACACGCTGGGGAATTGGGGCATACTCGGCAATGTGATCTTCACGGATTGGAAGGTAGCTGATTTGAGTGATCCAGGTGACGAGTATTACTTACCAGAAGCACAACGTACCAATCGCCGGCATGGTTTGGACTTTGGCTTTTCGAGCGATCCTGCTGCGGTGCCAATAACTCACTACGATCGCGCGAAGAAACGAATCTATGTCTACGATGAAATCTATGAACGCGGCCTTACCAATGACGTCCTCGCTGGGGTGATCAAGAGCAAGGCTGGTTCCGACTATCTCAAGGGTGATTCTGCGGAGCCCAAGTCCATTGCGGAATTGCAGAGAGACGGTGTCAATATTTACGGAGCTAAAAAAGGCAAAGATAGCGTGATGTTTGGCATCCAATGGCTGCAACAACACACGATTATCGTGGATAAAAACTGTGTGAATATGAGGAACGAGCTCTCTCAGTATAAATGGCGGGAAGATTCAGCCGGAAACGCGATCAGGCAACCTGTAGACAGAAATAATCATCTGATCGATGGCCTCCGCTATGCATACGAAGATGACATGCTTGAGGCGCGTGTTGAATACTTACCAGGACTTTATCGATAGATACAAGGTGCAAACTATGGAAAATTACTTGATGACGGCATTACAAGATACAGTGCGCATGACGGAACAAGACCGGCTGGAGAAGTTCCGGCGCAACTGGGAGATCTATTACGGCAAGGGCCAGAAGCCGCTGAAAGTAGCAGCTGGAGCTGCGGACGATAATCTGCGGATGAATTTCGGCCGAATGTTCATTGACAAGGGCGTGGCGTTCCTTTTTGGGAAGGACGTGGGTTTTGAGTTGGCAGAGGGAGAGACTACGCCGGAAGAGGACTATCTTGACCAGGTGTGGCAGGCGAACCGGAAAATGAGCCTGCTGCAGAAGCTGGCGACATCCGGGGCGGTATGCGGAACGGCATTCGTCAAGATCCACTGGAAGCCAGGCATGGATCCGCGCTTGATCATCTGCGATCCGGAGACGGTGAGCGTGACGCTGGCGGAGGATGATATTGACCGGGTTGTAGCGTACAAGATTCGCTACCCGAGTGTGGATCCGGTAACGAAGAAGCCGATTGCCATTCAGCAGTTGATTGAGCAGGACGGCGCGGGGTGGATGATCACGGATCAGCGCGGGAACGTGGACGGCGGCTCAATGCAGACGGTTGGCGAGCAGAGATGGCCATACACATTCTCGCCCGTGGTGCACTGCCAGAACATGATCGCGCCGCATGAGTTTTGGGGCATGAGCGACATTGAAGATGACCTGGTGGAGGCGATCGACAAAGAGAACTTTACCGTGTCGAACATCCTGAAGATCCTGCGCTATCATGCCCATCCGAAGACATGGGCGAGGGGCGTGGGCAAGGCGGATGTGCGGGTGAACGCGGACGAGTTGATCCTGCTGCCAAACGACAACTCGACCCTGCAGAACCTGGAGATGCAAAGCGATCTTGTAAGCTCGATCCAGATGCACAAGGAGCTGAAGCAGTTTGTTCACGAATTAGCACGCGTTCCTGAAGTGGCTACCGGGAAGGTGGAAAGTATCGGGCAGTTGAGCGGGGTGGCGCTGGAGATCTTGTACCAGCCGTTGATTGAGAAAACGGAAGCAAAGCGCGTCACTTACGGCGAAATGATCGTGGAGCTCAACCGGCGGCTGTTGGCTCTGGGCGGTTATGGCGACGACAACCTTACTGAGCTGCGCTGGCAGGAGATGCTGCCAAAGGACGCACAGATCCAGGCGAATGCAGCCTTAAGTTTGAAGCAGCTGGGTGTTTCGGGCGACACGCTGATCCAGGAGTTTGGGTATGATCCGGACGTGGAACGGGGGAAGAAGTCGAAGGAGCTGGTGTTGGGGCAGGCATTGATGCAGGCGTTCGACCAGGATGCGCAAGAGACGGAATGACAGCTTATACTGAGTTACGAACGGCTTCTATGGATGGCTGGCAGGGTTCATTCGTGAGCAGGTACAAGGACGCGAAGAGGTACATCTTCAGAGTGGTTTCATATCGGAGGCAAGCATGACCCCTATCAACGGCAAGCAGGTGTCTTTCAGACAGACCTATGGCGACCCTGCCCGCTGGATTTTCCGCATCAGGGCTTATCGGAGGAAATAATGGCTCGTGAAGTTAACTTATTTGTGAACAACTGGCAGGCGACAGGCAAGAATATCAGCGTGCCTCAATACTCGGTGGATGTGACACTCAACTGGATTGATAATGAAGGTGAAGCGCATACCCGAAGCGAAACATTGAAGTTCCCGAACTTCCTATCTAACGTTGGAGCGGCTGACTTGAAAGAATGGCTGACCGATTTGATGATTCGTGAAGCGCGTCAGCAATTGGGGGTGGGCTAATGGCTACTTATTACGTTGGAGCAGGCGGCAATGATAGCAATACCGGACTTTCTTGGGCACAGCGCAAACTGACTTTGAACGGGGCTGAGGATATTCCAGTTGCGGCAGGCGACACGGTTTATGTCGGTGCTGGCACTTATCGGGAATTGCTGACTTGTGATGTGAGCGGCTCGTCTGGTTCGCCTATCACTTACATCGGCGACTACACGGGCGCGAATACAGACGGAACTGGGGGCATAGTTAGAATAACCGGTAGTGATAATGACAGCACAGTTTCTGGACGTGACAATTGTATTTATAGCGATGACAAAGATTATCGTACCTTCAGAGGCTTTACTATAGACAGCGCCGATGCAAAAATGGTACGTGTTATAAATCCTAAGTCATGGATTATCGAGCAATGTTATTTTGGGGCAGTTGGCGGAAATACACAAGCAATTTATCTTATCTCTGGAGCGAGTGGGATATGTAATGACAATATCATTAGAAATTGTATATTCGATATTGGCATATTTGGGAACAGTTCGGTTAGCATCGTATTTACTCACACCAGTGAAATTAATAATTCTGGTAATCTCGTTGAAAATTGTATATTTCTGTCAGGACATCAGGCGATTCAGGTAATAAAAATCGGGGACACGATAGTTAAAAACTGTTTTATAGCAAACCAATACAGTGCTGGCATTGTTGCAGTAAATATTAATACAAATAATCCATTAGTCGTTAATAACTGCATATTCAAGGGTAATGCGATAGCTATGTCGTCCAGTGTTAATAGTACTGTCGAAAACTATAATTCGTTTTATGGGAATACAACAGCAAGAAGTAATGTGGATGTAGGTGCACAATCTAATGCCTATATTTACTTGCCAGACACGCGCTGGTTCTTCGAGGCAGTCAACGGCGGCTCGATGCTCACGCCATTTGATTTGGCGAGCTACTCAGGGCTTATCAACGTGGCAGGAACAAGCCCAACGACAGCCGATATGCGCGGCACGACCGTTCAGGGCGCACAACGAGAGTGGGGCGCGCTCGAATATGACTCCACGCTCGATATTGAAGCAGGATCTGGCGGTGGCAGTGGCGGAGCGGTATCTATTCAACCCTTATCTGGGAGGATTTCACTATGATAAAAACAGGACAAGCATGGGCAGGTTTATTCGTCACGCTCGATGCGACAGGAGCGGCAAGCGCGGCTGATTCAGCACCGACTGGCACGCTCTATGTGGACGGCACAAGTAACGCGGCAACGGTCACAATCACAGGCTCAAACCCGTATAAGTTTGCGGTCACATTGCCGACGCTTACAGCAGGGCAAAGGGTGGACATGTACATCACCGCAACGATTGACACGATTGCTACCGCTGGCATTGTGGCAAGCGACCAGGCGGACACGGCGCTCGTTAGCGATATTGTGGGGGCTGACTCGGACACGCTGGAAACGCTATCAGACCAGTTAGACTTAGCTGCTACGGCAAGCGCACTCTCAACGCTTGACGGCAAGGTGGACACGATTGACAACTTCCTCGACACGGAAGTGGCGGCTATTCTAGCTGACACGAACGAGTTGCAGACCGACCTTGTAAATGGTGGACGGCTTGACTTGCTCATTGACAGTATCATCACCCATCTTACTGACATCAAGGGCGCGGGCTGGACAACTGAAACCTTAGTAACGCTCAAAGCCTATGTGGACGAAATCGAAACACGCCTTACTGCCACAAGAGCGGGTTATTTAGATAAGTTGAATGTGACAGGCACTTTAGCTCATTCAGATGCTGCAGCGGCTT